TGATGGGACAAAATATAAACATGGTGTTTCTATTATTGACAAAAGTGAAAGATACACAGTAGCAGTGTGGTTAAAAAATGACTTTTAAAAAAGATAAATATTGTATTATTCGGGAAGCTATTTCTAAAGACTTAGCGGCTTTTTTAGCTAATTACTTTTTAATGAAAAAACAAGTTTATACTACCTGTAAAAAAAATAGATATATTTCTCCTTTTGAAAACATGTTAGGGGAAGATGGTGATTCACAAGTTCCTAATGCTTATTCTCACTATAGTGACATTGCTATGGAAACTTTACTGTTAAAATGTCAACCTAAAATGGAAAAAGCAACAGGACTTAAACTATATCCTGCCTATACATACGCTAGACTTTACCAAAAAGGTGATATATTAAAAAGACACAAAGACAGATTTAGTTGTGAGATATCTACAACTATGAATTTAGGCGGCGATGATTGGCCCATATATGTAGATCCAACAAATACAGAAATACCTGATTTAAAAAAACCTTATATACCGATTGGAAATAAAGGGATTCAAGTAAATTTAAAACCAGGAGATATGCTAGTTTATAGCGGCTGTGAATTAGAGCATTGGAGAAATAAATTTAAAGGTAAAGAATGTGTTCAAGTATTTCTTCATTATAATAATTCTAAGACATCGGGGACCAAGGACAACATGTTTGATAGGCGTCCACATTTAGGTCTTCCATCTTGGTTTAAACGATGATATAATTCTTAAATGGGGGCAGTAGATCCACCACATACCCTACTGTCTCCTTTTAAGGATTATATATGTTACAAAAATTAGGTTTTTTACCAGGATTTAATAAACAAGTTACAGAAACCGGGGCTGAAGGCCAATGGTTTGATGGCGATAATGTTCGTTTTAGATACGGTACTCCTGAAAAAATAGGTGGTTGGCAGCAACTTGGTAATAGTAAACTGACAGGAGCGGGACGTGCACTTCATCATTGGGATAATAACGCGGGTATTAAATATGCCGCTATCGGCACTAATAAAATTTTATACGTATATTCAGGGGGAGCATATTATGACATTCACCCCATTAGAACAACTTTAACAGGAGCAAAATTTTCAAGTACTGCTTCATCAACAACAGTTACAGTTACATGTACTGGAGTTCATGGTTTAACAGAAGATGACGTTGTAATGTTTAATGATGTTCTCGGAGTTACTGCTATAGGATCAACTTACACTGACGCTACTTTTGAAGACCAAAAATTTATGGTAACTTCTATTCCTACTACAACGACTTTTACAATTACAATGGATACTCAGGAATCAGGGACACCATTAAGTACAAGTGATGGTAACAGTACTTCTGTATTGTGCTATTATACAGTTGGACCTTCTAAACAATTAGGTGGTTATGGTTGGGGTACAGCATTATGGGGCGGTACTGCTTTGGGTCCAGCAACTACAACACTAGCTTCTACTATTAATGATACTGTAACCGACATTCCTTTAACTAGTTCAGCTGCTTTTCCTTCTTCAGGAGAAATAAGAATTGGATCAGAAGATATAAGTTTTACAGCTAATAATACGACAACTAATATTTTAAGTGGTGGAGCTAGAGAAGTTAATGGCACAACTAAAGCAGGGCATAGTGGTGGAGTGACCGTAACTAATATTTCTGATTATGTTGCATGGGGAGAAGCGTCTTCTGCCGACTTTACAATTGATCCAGGTTTATGGGTATTAGATAACTATGGAACAAAATTAATTGCACTAATATATAATGGTTCATGTTTTGAATGGGATGCGTCTCCTTCAAATGCAACAAGTATCAGAGCAACTTTATTGGCAAATGCACCTACTGCATCACGTCATGTATTAGTTTCTACGCCCGATAGACACTTAGTTTTCTTTGGAACAGAAACAACAATTGGAGATCCAACCAAACAAGATGATATGTATATTAGATTTTCTTCTCAAGAAAGTATTGATCAAACTGATTCTTATACAGTTAAAGCAAATAATACTGCTGGTACACAAAGACTTGCTGATGGTTCTAAAATTATGGGTGCTATCAAAGGTAGGGATGCAATCTATGTATGGACAGATACGGCATTGTTCCTAATGAAATTTGTTGGCCAACCTTTTACCTTTTCATTTGAACAGGTAGGGACTAACTGTGGATTATTAGGAAAGAATGCGTGTATAGAAGTTGATGGCACTGCTTACTGGATGTCAGAGAATGGATTCTTTGCATATGATGGTCAGTTAAAATCATTACCTTGTTTAGTAGAAGACTATGTCTACAAGGATTTAAATACTACTGCTAGAGATCTTATTAATGCTGGATTAAATAATTTGTTTGGTGAAGTTAGCTGGTTTTATTGTCAAGACGGATCAGATGTAGTGGATAGAGTGGTGACTTATAACTATCTAGATTCAACAATTAAAAGACCTATTTGGACCATAGGATCATTAGCCCGTGCTGCGTGGACAGATTCTTCTGTATTTCCTAAACCACACGCTACTCACTACAGCGCAAGTGTAAATACATCCTACGATGTAACTGGAAATACTGACGGAACTACTATATACTATGAACAGGAAACAGGGACCGATCAAATTGATGGGGCTGGAACTGTAACCGCTGTAATTGGTACTATTACTTCTGGTGATTTTGACATTACTCAAAAAGCAGCTAGAGGTGGCGGACAAGTTGTGGGAATGCCCGACCTTAGAGGAGACGGAGAATTTATAATGAGAATAAGCAGATTTATACCAGACTTTATTTTACAAACTGGTAACACTCAAATTAGTTTTGTTACTAAAGATTATCCAAACAGTACGGGTACTACTACAAACTTTAGTGTTGATTCAGCCACTACTAAAAAAGATACAAGATTAAGAGCAAGGTCTATTGCCATGAAAATTGCAAATACAACTAGCAATGAAAACTGGAAGTTAGGAACATTTAGATTAGATATACATCCAGGAGGGAGAAGATAATGGCTTTTTACGAAGGAATTGATGAAGAAATATATGAAGGTGGTGATCACTATGTGCCTATGCAACAGTTTAGGTTAAATCAAAACTATACACCAACTCCAGTTACACCAGATATAATACCCACATCTACTAGTTATGGAATTCCAACAATATATCCATATGGTGGTGGCGGAGGAGGTGACTATAAAGGTGGAGGATTATTTGGAAATTTAGATTTAAGCACAGAAAAAACTTTTAGTAAACAAGTATGGGAAGATGCAGATGCAAATACTCCAGGCTCAGGTGGATGGGTAACTAGAGATATTAAAGGATATCTAGATCCTAAAAGTGGTCTTTACAAAACTTATGAAGGTAAAAATATTAATCACCTAGGTATAGAAGTTCCAACTATTGCTGGTGCTTTGTTAGATAAAAATTTTGGTGAAGGTCCTCAACCCGGAGATATTAAAGGAACTTTTACTGATGGTTTGGATTCAGGAATAGAAAATATTAAAGAAGGTGTGGAAGATGAAAAAGATAAATTGCTTGAATTTTTAAATATAGATAGAGCTAAAGCTTTTTTTAAAAACAGAAGAGAAAATAAATTACGAGAAGAAATAAAAGTAGATAATAAACAGGCTGGCGTTGACGCCGCTGCAGCAACAGCAGCCGATCAAGGTGGTGATGGAGGAGCTGTTTTTCAAGATCGTGTAACTACTAGCGGTGGTGATACATATGCAGCCGGTGATTACAGGGATGTTGCAGGAACATTAGCTGATCCTCGAGAAAAAATGGATTATTATAATCAAGGTGGAAGAGTAGGTTTAAACTATGGAGGACTAGCAAGTGTGTTAGGCCGAGAAGGTTTAGCACCAGGAGGACCTGCAGGTGGTGCATCAGCAGGTGGAGACTACGGTGGAAACGTTAATCCTGAACAAGAATATGCAGGCCGTACTTTTGAAGAAACATACGGTGGTGGAGATAATCAAAACAATACCACAGTGATTCCAAAAACAAATTATATAGAGATTGAACCTGAGTTATTACGGGAAGATCCTTATATTAATTTGAGTGTAATGGATCCCTTAGAAATAGCAAAAATACAAGCAACGTTAGGGTATAGAGATCTTTTAGATAATGATGACTTATATGCAGAAGGAGATCTTACTACTAATGTAGGACCTTTTACTACAAACACGCAGTTTACAGAGGAGGGTATTGGTAACACCGATATAAATTTTGGTAATTTTTCAACTACAATTGATCCAAATAAAACTATTAAAAATATTGGTTATAATACTTCACGGGATGGAATTAATTATGGAATTAATTATGCTGACGGAAATACTCTGTTTAACATAGGTACTACCTTTAAACATGGAGGACTAGCAAGGTTATTATAATGGCAAAGATTGTACAATCATTAACAAGAGCGCAAGAAGAATATAGTAGAGCTAATCTACAATCATTGGTCAGGGACCTTGATGGTGTAATAACAAAATTAAACAGTACATTTCAAGACGAAGTTAAACAAGAAATAGAAGCTAAAAGTTTCTTTTTAGATTCATAATGGCAGTAGTAAACGAATATAAATTTTATGGTAAAACAGTAACAGCAGCTGAAAGTAATAATCTGTTAGAGCCCGGAGATAATGAAACTATTATTGTTAAATCTCTACATGTTGCTAATAAATCAGGATCTAATACTCCTACTATAACTATTACTAATAATGCTTTTGAAGTAATACATACTCAAACATTATCAACGTCTGCTA